CATAATCCAGGATGCAATGGTTTGGGTATTTCGTTAGAATTAATCCAACAGTAACCACAATGTTCAAAATTTAGTGTAGGAATGAATTCTTTTTCGCACACTCCAAAAAATGTGTGATATTTAAACTTTTCATCTGGAGATGTAAAATGTTCAATAGGTACTATTTTTTCTACAGTAGGATATTGTCCTAGTTCTTCTTTGCACTCTCTTTCGAGTCCTTCTAGCAATGATTCATTGGCATCACATCTGCCTCCAGGCAATCCCCAACATCCAGGGTTCTTGGAATCATTTCTTAATAGATAAAAATATCTTGAAGTTGATTTTGAATAAAACCAAACACCTACTGCATTTATAATACTAATGACCAATCTCCACCTTTATACAAACCTTGATATGACTTGACCCATTTTGTGCCAGTCCACTTGTATTGTATGCTTGTTGTAAGGTTGGTGACAAAATCTGTAACACCTGATGAATCATCTAGTTCGTGTTCATCAGCTTTCCATACAGTTTCCCATACTGTACCATTATATTGTATGATATCATTCTTTTTGCCAACAGTGCCAGAACCCCATGCAGATGATACATTACCTGAAGCGGCACCTATGTCGTCTGTGAGTAAATATCTTTGGCCTGAAGCGGCCGCAGGCAGATTGTTTACACCTGGACCAGATACTGTAGGATCAATCACTTTGTTGATTGCTGGTATAGTGTTTTGTGGCACAGTGTCTGAATCCACTGTGAATAAAAGAAATTTGTCGTCTGATGGATCAAATGCAACAGTGCCCACTATGTCTGTGTCAAACAGATCACTTGCCAATCTTATTTGACTGATTCCTGCTCTTAGTTTGCCATATAAATCTACTACTGAATGCCACACCACAGGATCTGAATAGTTTATCTCTGAACTTGCGTTTAATGTTCCTTCTGCTGGATCAACTTGGTTGTGTTTTATAACCTGTATTTTATTACCTATCAACACAATTTGATATTCTAATGGAGTAATTTTTAATCTAGTACCCATCAACAGATCATCATTGTTTAGTGCGTCATTGAGGTCACCATCGGCATTGAACATGGAGTTTACTATTTTAGTCACAACTCCTAGTTTGGTCACTCTGGCTGGAGGACTGATCCATATGGGCATGTCAAAACTCAATGTAGCAATATCAATTTGATCTTCAGTACCCACTGGTATTCCTCTAGAACTGTAATTTACATTGGTCAACTCTATCACTGACAGTGAAGCCCAATCCAAGTAGTTGTCAGTGGATTGTACTTCCAATGATGGATTAAACAGTGTTACTAACTGCTCAAGTAATTGAAATTTCTGTGTGGTATTAGATGTCCAACAATCTAAATTAACACTTAAATTGTAAGGCACAGGCATCAATCTTTCTACAGTGAATGCGTTGCCCTGTGTGTTTTCAAATGAATCTGTTTCTTCAACATAGGTTCTTTGTTTAAATGATTTCTTGCTCACGAATGTAGGTTCTTGTACTCTGTCTCTAGCATAGTTTAAACCAGTGATGTAAAATGTCATCATGGGTGTATTGGGCATTCTTGACTTTGAGTTTTCTGCTATGATGGTGGCGGCTTGTCTAGATGCATCACCATAACGAATTGGCACTCTGGCCAATGCGGCTGAACCATCATCATTACGACCGTACTCTACTTGGAAATTACTCATCATTCTTGTGAACTGTAACAAGAATCTCCTTATCTGGGCATCATAAAAAAACTGCTGTGTCATTATACTGTAAACTCTTGGTTACTTGTTTTAAAGTCGCTTTTTCTTAAAATAGTTTTAGCAACTAAGTCAAGTTCGCCATTTGTATTTAAAACAATTTTAAAAGGCACATTTATATCAGTGTCCATGTCTTTCATTACTGCTTCTGCACCTGGCGATAGGTTGGATATTTTTTGACCATGCTTCTTATACTCTTGTTTGAATAACCTAATCAGTTCAGCTGTGGTTATAGGACGAGCATTTCTTTCATCATTGGCTCTTTGCAAAAAGTGTTTGGTAAACTCTACATCAATACCTAGTTTGGCAAATATACGATCAGCATACTTTTCTACTTGGTTAAGATCCGACTGGCTGATACCTTTGAACTCAAACAATCTCATTAGTTGTCCTTCTTAGGTTTAAGTAAATCGCTGAGTGCCTGTCTTGCTGGAATGTTGCCTCTGTCAGTGGTCTGTATGACTCCAGTGTTATTAACAAACTTGGAATGTTGTGTGGTGTTATTAGCACCTGGTGTTAAGTTAGTTCTCACATTGTCCTCAATTTTTACCCACTTGTTGCCATTGTATCTAAACAGCCTGTTGGGCACATAATCTAATCTTAATGCAAAGTCTCCTATCGATGGATTGGATGGAAAACTAGTTCCTGGAGTGACATTAAGTCCATTAGGTGAAACTCCATCACCTGTTAAGTAACCTACTAGGTAACCATTTGCCTTAGGTGCATTTGGCCCTGTGGTTGATGAATCTTCTTGTTGTACCAATTCGCTGGGTACCGGTTCGTCATTGATTGTTGGTGTGATATAGAATGCAGAATTATCATAACCTGATTTGGGCACTTCAATTTCAGCTTGTTGTATAATAGCATCATTAATTTCCAAATTTTTAGCTTTATGACTAAGAAAGTCTTCAATAGTACCACTGTTTGGATTGTCTGGGTCAAGTGGTTTATTGAGTATATCGTCGTATTCTTGACTGGCTTGTAAAGGAGTAGCCTTGACTCTCCATAGATGCGGTTGCCATGTTTGGCTGAAACCTTCAGCACCAAAACCTCCATCTTGTATCACATAATATCTTGGCAATGCCTTTGGACCTGATGTATCCAATGGATGATAGTCTTTAAGATTAGGAACTTCTATTACATCACCTGCCATCAGTTTTCTGCCAAATGAATCTATCATGTCGTTGTAATGGAAAGTAATGAACAGAGTATCACCACTTAAAAATAGTCCAAACTGTGTTAAATCAAAGTCAATATCCTGAACATTGTAAACACCTCGCATGGTGTAAACATCATCATCATATTCTCTGTCTCTGTTTTCAAGAAAAAATAAATCTTCGATATTCAAAGGATTCTGATCGTCATATATCGGCCTTGTGATATCTGCTCCCTCATGACCTTCTCTGTTGGCACTATCACCTACTATTTTAGGTCCAAGATATTTGTGAACAAATATATCAATACCACCTGCTGTGTACATTTCACGAATGGTGTTGTCCAGAAACTTATAGTCTGAAGTTTTGTTAGGTCGGTATAGAGATAGTCGTGGCATTATTCATCCTTGTTGCAGTATTTATTGTTATAAATAATAGTGCAAGGAGATCCTATGGCCGATTTGACCACATTAAAACAAGAAGTATTCGATTATGTCGCAAACAGACTCGGCGATGGTATAGTTGATATAGAACTTGATCCTAAACATTTTGAAACAGGATACGACAGTTCACTGACAACTTACAGACAAAGAGCAACAAACAGTCTAGAAGAAAGTTATGCAGTGTTGACCTTGCAAAAAGACAAAGACACATACACACTGCCTAGCGAAGTAGACACAGTCAGACAATTATATAGAAGAACAATGGGAGATACATCTTCTGGTAGTGGTACCAGTTTTGATCCTTTCTCATCTGCGGCCTTGAATGTGTATCTGTTGAATTACTCATATTCAGGAGGATTAGCCACATATGATTTTTACACACAGTATGTGGAACTAGCCATGAGAATGTTTGGTGGACACATCAATTATACATTTAACAAATTTACCAAAGAATTAAGAATTATTAGATCTCCTAAGGCATCAGGAGAACAAATACTGATTTGGCAGTACAACCAAAAACCAGAAATACATTTGTTGAGCAGACCAGAAACCAAAAACTGGATCAGAGAATACATGCATGCCGAATGCAAAATGATTGTTGGTGAAGCTAGAGAAAAGTTTGCCAGTATCGCAGGACCACAGGGTGGTACAGCTCTTAATGGTGCTCAGATGAAAGCAGAAGCACAAGCTGAAAAAGATAGATTAATAGATGATCTAAAAACTTATACTGATCATTCACAACCGTTAACCTGGATAATTGGATAATGACAACCAAAGAACAGATTCTAGAAAAAATTAAACAAGACATGAAAGAAAAAGGATACTTGAACAAATATTCTGGTTGTTTGAGTAAGAAAAGATAATGGGCAAACAGAGATCAAGAAAGACAAGAACATCCAGTGGTAAACATGGAGTAGTCAATAGACAGATATCAAAGCAGATGCGTAGAGAGTATATGACATCACCTCACAGAGCAGTTAATCAAATACTAGCTCACATGAAGGGCAGACGCACTGTGTTTGTTATTCAGAATCCAGATACCAGTCAAACCAACAAAAGATTTATTCGTGTGACTGGTGATGAAGTACTTAGAATAAGAAGAAAGTAATGAAAGCAGAAGAATTTACAGAAGGCACAGTGTTTGCTAGGTCACCCAAAGGGTTGTTTACCATGAAGTATCGCTGTGATGCAGGACCCAAAGCAGGCAGGATAGTTAAAGAACCTGCTGATTGTGGTAAGCCCAAAGATCCTTCTAAAATGGCTCAAATGAGGAAAACTAGAGCCAGAACCAAAATCAGACAAGCTCGTAAGGCCAAATTTGCTAAAAAAGTAAATGTAGGTTCTAGAATCATTGCTAGACTGAACAAGTTCCGCAAAAGACCCACAAAGAAAAAATTGAAGAGAAAATTTTTTAGATAGTGGTTGACATTCTGTCTGTATTATGTATAATACAAATATGGACTTAATGATCGACATTGAAGCCTTGGCCACTGGCCCTGATGCTACTATCTTAACCATTGCCGCACAAACATTCAATCCTTTTGGCACAGATATCACTTCCAAAGATAAAGACTTGTATCAAAGAATTAATGTAGAATCACAGCCAAATAGGGCAGTTGATGATGCTACAATTAAATGGTGGGCAGAACAACCTAGTCATGCCAAAGAAGAAGCATTTGGCGAAGCATGGCGAGTAGACATCAGAGAAGCATTAGAAAAGCTGGGCAAGATGGTATTTCACTGTGATCGTATATGGGCTAATGGTCCTACATTTGATATGAACATACTGGAACATGCCTACAAAGAACAGGCTTTACATCTACCATGGCGTTTTTACAAAGTTAGAGATTGTAGAACAGTGTATTCATTATGGCCTAGTTTACCACAGCCACCAACCACTCACCATGCACTAGAGGATTGTCGTAGACAGATTAAAATGCTACAAGACACACTAGAGCATCTACAGATAAGGAGTTTAAAATGATTATAGGATTATGTGGAGTAATGGGATCTGGAAAAGATACTGTTGCAGATTATCTAGTTAACTTTCACG